AGGCCGCATGAATGGCTGCGGTGGGGAATGGGCCGTGCCGAACTCCACCAAATGGGCGTAGCTAGCCGCTGGCTTATAGAAGCCGATGACGGCCGTCACCTCACTGTTGCTTTTGGGGGGCTGGGCAATAACGACGATGGACTCTTGTAGCCTTCCCGTGTCCACCGGGACCAGCACGCGGGCGCGGTCAGCTATAATCTCCCCGCCGGTCTTTAAGGCTTTCTTGCCCAGCTTACGCGCCGGGATAGGGCCAAGCTTGACTAGCGCCTTCTCAAGTTCCTTCGCCCCACTGATATGAACCTTCACCGCTTCCGGCATTGGCTTCCTCCTCGGCTAGGACTTCCTGGTAACATTCCTCAGCCTCCGCCTCGGTTAGGTTGCCATAGTTCTTCGGTGGCGTATGCGCTTCAATCAGCCACCAGACCTGTTCGTCATCCATCTGCCAAAACTCGCTTGGGGTTATCCAGCCTTGGCCAACCGCGATTTTGAAGAGGTCTTTAACGGGAGCGTAGGGTTTGCTTGAGTGCCGCCCACACCCGCCCGAGCACTTGTCGGCATCAATGTTTCCAGCAAAGTATTGGCCACCTGCGATGCAGTCTTGACATCAAACAGGGCCTCGTAAACCGCCTCGTCCGTGACGCGGGCGCCGGCAAGACGCAGCAGCCCCCCATAAGCCTCCGCCCATGCGCTGCGGTTGATGTTGCCTGACTGTATCTGTGCCGCCAGCTCGTTCAGCTTTATGACATCCTCAATCAAGCGCCGCGCACGCATGATACCCTGCTGTAGTTCGTACTCCCTGCCTTCCCAAGTTAGCGTAAGCATACGTCCTCCCTCCCCACTGCCTATTCGGCAACGCCTGTGTTTGAGACTTTGATGAGCATGATGCTGGTCGATTGGGCCACGCCAAGGGTGTTGATGTACCACCCCGAACCCGCCACCAGGTCCGCCATGGGGGCAACGTCCCCGGCGGTAGCCCCGCCGCAATAGACGGTGCCAGCCGTTAGTATGGCCCCAAACGATAGGGTGCCGCCTACCTGCACCACCACCGGCTGGCCGGCGACATGGGAGCTGCAGACGGCAATCCCAAACAGGGTGCGGATGGCGGTTGTGGCCGAGTCGGCATCGAACAAGCCAACCTGGAGCGCCGTGGTATCCAGGTAAACCGACTTCCCCGCCGCAATGGCAGCATTGCCTGGGTACATCTGGTAGACGGCATCGGACTGTGGAACGAGTGCCGAAGTGGTAATGGTTAGTGCGGTCATGTCAGGTCACTCCGTTATGGGGTATAGGTCACGGTTCCGGTCGATTGCAGGGTGGCCTCATAAGTGGCTGCATCCTTATAAGGCGCGGTTTCGTTGACGCTGACCAGATGGAAGGTTCCGGAGATAACCCCAGCATCACCTGTCGGATAGGTGATGACCACCGCCTTCTGCCGGTTGCCGGCGAAGAAGTCCGTCTTCAGCGTCTTGGATTTGGTCACGCCCGAGATGCTGATTTCCACCGTGTTTTCCCCGGCCTCCGTCAGCAACGAGCGCCACCCGTTGTTCTCACCAGATGTCTCGTCCACTGGCTCGCCGTTGATGTTCACGCCCTTCTCGCGCACCCCGGTTATGGAAACACCACCCCATGTGAAGGTGATTGCACGTCCGATAAAGCCTGCCATGTTGGCCTCCTCAAGTTAAACTAAATGCCAGAACTGATAATCCAAGCTACGCCCATAGACCGTAACCCCGGCAACATCCTCAGGCTGCAAATCCCTGTCAATCGTGTCAGGGAAGACGCCCTGGAAGGTCACACCGCTTTGCGTCATGCTTACCGCCGATAGCGCCGTGCGTACCAACCGGGCAACGCTTATCGCCGTCGATTGTCCGGCCGTACCGGCGCTATCGGAAGCCAAGCAGTTGATCTGCACCAGGGTCCCATCTATCCCCGCGTCCCCATCGTCAGCGTAAGTCGGGATGCTGTCGATACCGTGCAGCACGATGGCCGGAAGGCCAGCGCCCTGCCGCCGTGCGCCCCAGGTAATGCGCTGCCCCACAACGGCAACCAGGGCCGTAGAGGCCAGCAACGCCGCTGTCAGTGCTTCTTCCATCTACTTCGCCTTGGGCTTTGCCCTTGCGGCTGGCTTCGCCTTTGGTGCCGGTTCCACCGCCTCAGGCTCCGGTGCATTCGGGTCAACGGCAGCGCCCCGGTCAATCAGGGTGTTGCCCTCCGCCTCCGAGACATCCAGCACGGTTTCCGCCTTGAAGTAACCAAGCGGGCCAAGGTAGTCCTTCGTGAGTTTTATATACATCAGTCGATCCTCGCCACGGTGGTCAGCTCAAAGCCTTCCTGACGCTTGCCGAAACCTATCTCTTTTATACCAACTATTTGATAAGTACGCCCCTCACAAACGACACGGTCCTTAGGCGTCACCTCGGCCATGTCCCGCGACCAGCGCACGGTGAACCGCGTGCCTATCTCGGCACCAGCCTCGAGCGAGGCAATGCGCTCAGAGTCCCGCACGTCTACCTTCAGGGCGGAAACCACCAACAGCGTGGCCCACACCGGAACCGGGTTGTTGAAGCTGTCCACCGTGATGGTGGCACGCTCAACGGCTATCCTGCGGTCAAGCAGCCCGGCTCTCATTTAGGGCCTCCTCCAGGTTGACCTTGGGGAAGCACCCCAGGGACGACCCCGGCGTGGCGTTCAGGATCACAATGTCCGGCGGCAACAGCCGCGCCGCCTGCCTAAGCCATTCGATGAACCCCTGATAATCCCTGGTACGCTTTAGCGGCGGGGGATGCTTGCCGAAGAAGTGGTCGCCGTTCATGTCAAACCCCACCAGGATGATAGGCCTCGCCCCCCACAGGATGGCCAGGTTGATGGCTTGCGCCCCGCTGCTTCTGCCCCAGTGGATGTGCGATGGCTCAAGTGAGAATCCTTCGCCTTTGTGGCCCGGCGCCAACTGCAGGTGGTAGTGGTAGGCCAAGGCCCGCTTCAGTTCCCGTGGGTAGCTTAGGCACGTCCACTTCTCACCATAGAAGTCCGGGCATCCTTTGTGAACCTTCCACCATTCACCATCCCCGGCGTATAGAACATCCGCAAATGTCAGCAGCCTATAAGCGTCATTAACGGCAATCGCCGGGTAGCCCCGGCACTTAGCGGCAACTTCCGGGGTTAATGACGGACCCGACCCCGCTACAATGCACGGCCCCGCCCAGCGTTTCTCAATCACCGCAAGCTTGTCTCCACCCGGTACATGCGAAGCAGGTATTCTGCACTGAGCGGCATGGCGGCCGGCACCTCGCCCACCACCACCGTCTCTCGGTGGGCAAACATCGTGCCGATGGTCAACAGGATTGCCGACTTGATGTCCTCAGGCACTTGGCCCTCAGGAATGTCCACGTCCGTCTCCACATACCCAGCCCGGTAGCGGATACGGACAGCGTTGGGGTATTCTTCCGATGTTGGCCAATCCACGCCCGTGGCGGTGTAGACCCGGCCAGGGAAGCTGGCGATGTCCGTGAAGTAATCGGACACTTCCGTCCCGGCGCCGAACACGCCGCCGTCGCCATAGGCCACGCTCAGAACCTCAATCAACGGTGGGCGCGGCAGGTAGATGGCCCCATCAGGGAAGTCATCCACAAAGTAATCAATCGTCTGATCCATCAGCGCCAACCCGGTCCAGTTCTCAACATGGCGGGTGGCGGCGCGGATATACAAATCGACCAGCCTGTCCTTCTCACCAGCGTCAAGGTTCAGGTGGTCAACCGCTTCTTCCAGCGTGACCGGCCAAAGTATCGGTGGCGTGACAACCCGCAGCATCAATCAATGCCCCTGTAATGGCCCATTGGGCCTTGGTCGCCCTTCTCACCCTTGGTGCCGTTCTTGCCGTCCTTGCCATCGCGGCCACGCTTGATGATGAGCTTCCAGGCTTCGCTGGTTTCAGGCTTGTCCGTGGTTTTCTCCAGCGACAGGAACACCGAACCGGCAAAGGTCACAAGTTCGCCGCGCTCATATTCCTTAGCCGCCCACACGCCCTTATAGGCATCGGCCAGAGCGTCCGCCGTAACCACACCATCCACGCCCCTTTCACCAGGTGCGCCATCCTTGCCGTCAATCCCGTCCCTGCCATCCTTGCCATCCGTCCCAGGAACGCCGGGGACACCGGGAAGCCCATCCCTGCCATCCCTACCCGGCTCACCATCCTTCCCCGGTAGGCCGGGCTTGCCTTCAAGCGGTGCCCGCTGTTCCACCTCGAGCTTCACTATCTCGGCAACCCGCTCCCATAGCTTGGCTTGCAGGTCCGCCCGCAAGGCCCACTGCGTAGCATCTCGCTCCTCAAGTTGGCGCTCAAACTCCTTACGTAGCCGTGCCTCCTGTTCGGACAGAAGCTTGGCAACGACATCCGCCACAACATCAAGCTGCGATGAGTCGCTTCTTAACTGAGGCTTCGAGATAGGCTCGTTGCTGGTCCCCGCTATCGTCATCTTCGCTATCCTCTGTCGGTTCAGGCGAGCTTGGCGCAGGTAGTTGTGCCTGTGTGTTTGTCTTGAATGGGTCTTCCTGCGCGTCACGCTTGGCAAGAGCCTCTAGGCTGTAGTTCTGTTGTTGCAGATATGGCGAGTTCCCGCCCGGCGCTGGCGGCAGGTCGAACTTGGCCCGGCCTTCGTTGGGCGACATCACGCCGGCGGTGCGAAGGATGTTCACCGAATTGGCCTTGGACAACGTGTCCATGCGGTAAAGCCCCTCCTGGTCAAACTCCACCTTGGTGCCGGCCTTCATCTCCAACCCGCGCAGCAAGCAAGCCTCAATGTCCTCCAGCTGCCTTTGGATGGCCTGCGCGTAATATTCAAGGTTCAGCGACTCAACGCTACTGTTCAGCGGCGCCCCGATGCCGATTTTATACAGGGGGACGTGGAACACAGAACACACAGCCTCGGCCGTCCACCTGAGCTGTTCCAGCATTTGGCTATCCGTCGCCGTGGGCGACATCGACTTGAACTCGAGCCCATCGCCCAGGACGCGGGTGTTCCCTATCTGGTCATCCCCATTGCCACGGTCCCACTCCCGCTTCAGCCTTTCAGCCGTATCATCCGGGATCGTGTTGGGCGTGGTCAGGATGCCGCCGGGGATGCGCCTGTTCTGGAAGAAGATTGCCCCTTCCCGGGTGATGTTCAGGCCCATCTGCGCCGCCAGCGCGGCTGCGTATAGGGGCGGGATGCCGACCAGGGGGTGGAAGATGCAATTCATGCGGTCGTGGATAATCTCGGATGCCGGCACTACCCGGCTGGCTTCCTTCACGCCGCTGATGTTGTCTTGCTGGATTTGATACCAGACATCACCGGATTCCGAGACGAGCGGTGTGACCCGGCATGGGTCCAGTACCCACAGGCGGGTGACCACGTTGCGGTCGTCCCTGGCCTTCAGGGCGTAGGTGTTCCCCTTCCACAGCTTGGATAGAACCCACGACTCCCAGAACTGATTAGGCGTCTGGAACTGGTTGGGCTCCCGCAACACAGGGTCATAGGCGGCGCTTGGCACTACCTGCCAAATGTCGCCAGCCTTCCTCTTGAACTCAGGCCGCCCAAGCTTTGAGATGTCGCTGGCAATCAGTGTCAGGCAGGCGAACACCGCGTAATGCGATGTCACGTCCACCATGTTGACTTCGACGTTGCGCTGCCATGCGCCGGGGAACGACTCGAAGATGGTGCGCCATGTCCGATTGGTGGGGACGGAATAGACAGCCGGAGGCGGGGCCTTGGTAATCGCCGGAAGCTTTATCTCAAGGCCAAGGAAGCGCATAACTTACTTCGCTCTCATGTCGCGACGGGCGTAGGTGCCGGTCTTGCCCGGTGGCCTGCCCCTTTTTTTACCAGTCGCACTTTGGGTTGTCGCAGCTTTAGCCGCTGGCTTACGCGCAACGGTTTTCTTTTTGCCTTGGGCAAGGGCTTTCGCTTTGGCATCGGCTGGCTCCGCTATCTTGGCCGCCGCCAGCAACGGCACATGGATATCCTTAACGTCGAACACATCACCGGCGACCAACGGTTGTTTCGCATAGCGCCACTTGTCTTTCAGTAGCTTCATCTGTGCCATTTCAATCCTCCCTAAAAAGAAGGCCCGGGCCTCGCTTGAAACCCGGGCCAGTTTCCAACCAACCAGATACTTACACGTTCACGCCACTTGCCTCGCCCCACTCAACCTGGGCGAGCTGCACAACTGCTTCAGTCCGCCGCCGTGCCCAGCCGACCGTGCGCTCCGCTAGGAAGGCCACACTGTTGGTCTGGAACATCGACGTAAGCTGCGCCTGGACAACGGTAGGCGCCGACGCATTGGCCGGGCTGTCTTCCATCTCCAGGGATGCTTCCGTGGACATACGCACGTCCATACCGCCTTCGTCACCGAAGTAGATGTCGGAAGCGTTCACCAGGAACACGTCCCGACCTTCCGTTGGTGAGTCGGTGGTGTAGCCCAGATACTCCGAGGTAATGACAGGTATGCCTCGTAACTTACCACCCGTCATGCTCATCTCTGGAAATTCTGCCGCACCCAACGCATTGGTCAGCATACTCAACTGCAATGCGGTAATTCCTGACATCACCCACACCGCGCCGGTTGGCGTATTGTTGGCTGCCAGGTAAACCGCCATCACACTGACAATATCGGCACGCACCGAGTCAGCATCACGGCCGGACGAGTTGATAGGCGTGACACCGTTGGAGATGGATGCCGGCGACACAGCCGCCTCAAGCCCCTTCTGGGGATCGAGGAAGTCGGTGTCCAGCTTGCCGGCCACCGACTTGGCAATATCGTCCCGGATGATGGCTTCCGCACTTGGGGACGAATCCCGAAGCAGTTCCATCGTGGCCGCCGTCAAAGCCGCACACTTGTACGGCAGCAAGGTGGTCCGCGTGAACCCAGCCTTTGACATTGGCTTGGGCTGTCCTTCACCCACCCAATAAGCCGTTGTGGTTGCTGACTGAGTTATAAGAGGAGTGCGGAACGGTACCCTGCGTAGGCCCGGAACACCATTGGTCCCAAATTGGCCAATAATCGTCATAGGGCGGAGGTACTCGACAAAATCTGCGAAGATATTTGTCTCCGACCCAACCAACGCACCGGCCCACAAGCTCGTTGCTGTGTTTGCCGCTGGGATGTCCGTCTTGAGAACCATGTGCAGGTCCTCATGATGCGGGTACATCTTCATGGCAACTTCCTCAGGTGGTCGGTGGAGGACCCGCCCAAGGGCTTTGCAACGAACGTACCGGCCAAAGGCAATGCCCGGCTCCAGCGTTGGATTGGCAGCCCGCACCCTGATAGACGGCGCCGGCATTCCCCGTGCCGCCGAGGCATCGTTAGGCGTGCCGCCGTTCACCGGGACAGCCTTCACCACCTCGGTGCTTGCCAGGTCATTAAGCCGCTCAAGGTGCTCATCAAGGGCCTTAACTTCCTGCTTCAGCGTGTCGTACTCCTCGGACTTCTCGGACGGCAATGTCTCGTCGCCCGCCTCGTCCATGATCTTGGCCATGGCGGCGGCTTTCGCTTGCCGCTTGGCCTCGAAGGCTTTCACCTTCTCCTGGGTCGTTTGCATTTTCACTTTCTCCAGTGTCTTGGGTTTTGGTTTAACGCTTTCGTCCCGAGACGCCGGGGATGCTACTGTTTCGCCTTCACCCTCATTGCCTGACGCGGCAAGGGCTTCAGCGTCAAAAGTCTTGATGGTTTGGATAACCGCATCGGTGTTTGCCGGGATGGTCACCAGACTGAGCTCAAGCACTTCGCTTTCAACAAAGCGCACGCCGCCATCGTCCAGGAAGCTTTCCTCTAACGAGCGGAAGCCAATGGAGATGCCGCGCACCAGCCCAGCCTTGATTTCCTCCCATGCCGTGTCAACGCGGTCCTTCAACGGTCCATCAACTTCAATCCTAGGCAGACGCGCCTCGAAGGTGATGCCGTCCTTGGTGGGCCTGTCGAGCCGCACCGTCCCGACCGGCAAGCGGGAGTCATGCTGGTGCAGCAATGGCATGGGGTTCCTGAACCGGACGCCCAGGGGCTCAACAATGTCCCCAACGCGGTCAGGGGTCGGCGTAGTAGCCACCCCGGTGATGACGCGCTTATCCTCGCTAACCGCCTTAACGGTCAGCAACGCATAAGCTCTGTTCATGACCCTGCCTCCTTAAGAGGTTATGGCACCTGGCCTACCGCACTGATGTCGCCACGGAAGCCTGTGTTGCCCCTGGCGTTCTTGCGGACGGCGGCTTGCAGCATCAACTTCTCAGCCTTGGCCCAATCCATATAGCCGGCGGTGCCGACAACCTTGGTCTGGTTGTAAGCAGCCATCAGGTTCTTGATTGCGGTCAACAACTCTCTGTCTGCCGCTATCTGCTGCGCCGTGATTGCCTTTGCCATCTTAGGTCCTCCTAAACGTAGAACAGCTTAAACTCTCTTACCGGCTCCCCAACGTAACGCCTTGCCGTACCTAGCGCCATAACCAATGCCACCGCACCGTCAATGCGTACCGGGCCATGTGACTTCGATTTGTCCAGCATAGGGTTCCCCGCCCTATCCAGTATCACCACGGCATTCACCACCGATGCTGTCAACATCGCATTGCCGTCATGCCTTAACCTACCCGTTAACGCACACTCTTGAAAGAACTTAACGGCTGGTGCCATAGCCTTACTGTGGCCCTGCGTAAACGGTTCCACCGGAAGATTGGTCAAGCCTATGCTGGTCAGTTCTATCTGCAAGTCCTGGAAGTGCCAGTTGTCATAGGCAATCGCCTTGATCTTGTACCGCGCCTGCAACTCCTGAATCTTCCGCGCGATGAAGTCATAGCGGATAACCGGCCCCGGTGTGGCCTCGATGTACCCACGCCTAATCCATTCGGTAAGCCGTTCACGCTCTGCCTGCAAGCGCGTATCCAGATTGCCCTGCGGCGTCCAGAAGAACGGCACGATATCATAACCCGTTTCCTTGGCGTCATCGGGGAACACCAGCACCAGTGATGACAGGTCCGTGGTCTTGGACAGGTCAAGCGCCCCAATGCATTCCCGCCCCTTCAGCCGCTCGAGGTCAATCGGTGCCTGGAGCTTCTTCCAATCGGATGCCGCTATCAGCCGGTCCAGGTCAGGGCTTATGCGCTGATTGAGCCGCAGGTTGCGGAACGATGCTTCATAGGCGCTATTACGCTTGGCACGGTCGGCGGCAATGGCAAACTCCTTCTCGTTAAGGAATATGCCCAGCGCAGGGTTGCACGTCTTCCACACCTCAGGGTCAAACGGGTCAGCATCGTCCGGTGCCGCGTCCAGCATCACATAGATGTTCGGGTTCTGCCCGCTTCGCCCCTCGTCAATAAGCATCGACAGCGGGTGGTCATCGCTAGGCGCCTGCGTCGAGATGACAATGCCCAAGGCATCGTCCCGCTTGCCCATGCCGTTTATCAGGTTATCCAACAGTTCCCGCGTCTTGGCCTGCGCCAGCTCATCGTATATCCATACCGATGGTGCCAACCCATGCGCGGAACGTGCATCCTGCGATAGCGCCGCATAGGTGGACCCCTTGCCGGGGTATCCCTTGAACCGCTTGATGACCTCTATCTTCTTCCGGTTCTGGACGATGTTCACGCATTCCATATAGTCGGGTATCTCCCGCAATATGGCTACCATCTCGGCAAACAAGAGCGATGCCTGTTCACGGTCGATTGCGGCACTGAACACCTCACCACGGTCTTCCGCCTCAGGACCCAATAAATGGCACAAAGCAAGGGCCGACAGTAGCCCCGTCTTGCCGTTGCCCTTGGGCTCGCTCTTGATTGCTAGATTATAATTTCTATCCGACCCGTCGCGACTGGAATATAAATCTACGACGAACTGCCGTTGACGCGGTAGCAACCGCATCTTCTCCCCGCGAAGAATACCCTTGGTAATGGGCAATTCCTCAATGAACGCAATAACTTTTTCCACGCGGCTAAGTTTTTTATTTTCCCACGCAAAAACCTGCGCACCACGCCGCGCAACATAATCCCGCGCTTCAGTCCTTACCGCCGCTCCACGGCCATGCTGTCCCATACCGTCACCAAAAAATCCCAAGGAAAGGGGTTTTTCATTCCCCCGCCGCTCCAGATCGGAAGAGC